AACAGCCTGAATCTTTGCAATCACCCAATCGCTGAACTCTTGGAACGAGTTTTTCCAATCTTCAAGCGATATGCCCAGGAGGTCCGCAATTTTCTGACCAAATACGTTGGAGAATGCCTCCCATAGTCGGCCTAGTACGCTTTGACCACCATTGAGTGCTACCCAAAAGTCCTCAACAATGAGTACGACTGCCAGTATAGCGCCAGCCATCAATATGAACGGAGCCATACTGGCAAGCCATGCCGCACCTGTAGCAATAGCGGCCTGGATACTACCTGCCTTGAGGATCAATAGGGCAGCTGTCACGGAGCCAATAACCATCACCGTGAGCTTCCAATGCTCGTTCATGAATGCTATTGCATCAACGACAAAACCGAATGCTCGAGCAAGAAAACGTAGAGCAGATATTAAGCCACGAAGAACCGATTGGAGTTTCTGCTTAATCAGTTCTCTATTTGCCTTAACCCAGTTCAGTACATCATCAGCTAATTGCTGTAGGACTGGAAGAAGCGCGCTCACAGCTTGATTTCTCAAACCAGTGAGCACTGTCTTCAGTCGCAGCTGTGTGTCATTAAATTTCTCAAATGCTTTTCCAGTATCAGTATCAATCTCTGCGCCAAGATCCTTGAACTCTTTGCGCATCGCGGTAATTCCAGCACTTCCCTCATTCAATAATGGAATGAGTTGTGCGCCAGAGCGACCAAATGCTCGGATAGCTAACGCGGTCTTCTCCGTGCCATCCGGCATCGTACTGATCTTATCAGCAACCTCACCTAGAATCTGATCAAGTGGCTTCATCGAACCATCCGCAGTTTTTGCAGATATTCCGAATCGCTTAAAAGTATCCTGGGCTTGCTTTGAACCTTCGTTTGCGTCGTCCGCTGTTCTAGCAAACCTCTGAAGAGCATTTCTAAGAACTTCTATGTTCGTTCCTGATAGTCCAGCTGCAAATTCAAGGCCCTGAAGAGCTTCTGATGAAATGCCAACTGTCTTGGCCATCTTATTGAACTGATCTGCAGTCTGCGCAGTCTGATCAATAATACCAGTCGCCCATTTGACGCTCTTGAACGCGACAATCCCAACTAACGCTGTTTTGATTCCACTAAGAAGTCGATCGGCAGTGTTGAATGACTGCTTCTCAGGGCGAATTGATAATCCAGCCCATAGATCAGCAATCTTCATCGGTTACCTTTCTTTTTTGCTTCTTCGATGGCTTTCTGTTCAGCGACATCATATGCTCTTTGAACTATCAAAGCTTTTTCCACATCATTTATAGACCAGCTTCGATCCATTTCCTCTAAGGTTGCGTTTCCTCCAAGCCAGAGTCGCCAGACTGGCCACTCATCGGCAATGTCGTCGTCTGTGATTGTGATTTTGATAGGCTGTTCAACTTCGCCGCCATCGCTGCCTTGATCTGATCGTTGACGGCTCCGCTTAAATGTTCGGCATACTGCACTTGGAGCGCGAATGCCATCACCTTAAGACCAAGAAGCTCTCTACCTGAGAATATCAAATCAAAATTCTGCAACGTCAGTGGCATATGCGCATTATCATATGTCACAGAAACATTTTGGAGAATCCGTTCCATCAAATCGTCAACAACACTGTCATCTAACTCTGCGAAAAACGCTCCCAATGCGGGAGCGAGTTCCGAGATTTCAGAATCCATTGTGACACTGGCCAACTTTTCAAAAGCTGGGCCAATTACACGACCGATTCTTGCCAGAAGCTTGTACGATCTACGTGGAGGTAGCTGTACAACCTTGACACTGAGATCATCTATGATCTTCGATTCTGTTTTAATGGCCATTTTCTTCTACCTTTCTTTATACTGGAGACAATGCTCCTCCGATCAGACCAATCAGTTCGTGACAGTCGATCATCCACTCAACGTTGTTGCCGGAGTCAGTCCTTGTGACGTTAGGCATACGACGAATCCACGAATACGTAGACTCAAGCAACGTGTTCCCATTCAGATCTTTGAGCATAAATCGACCAATTCCATTTCCAAACAACTCATCAGCACTAAAGATAGCGCTGAGTAAATCATTGGTTGGAGATTCAGCCTGCAAAGTGAGAGTCACCGTGCCATTTCGTTGAGGTTTTTGAACTCGTACGACATCTCCACCGGCTCCAGCCGACATTTCGAACGAATCCGATTCACGTTGAGCCTCAATGAATGTTCCAGAAGCGTACCCAGTAATTGGGACACCTTTGAAGTTTGCCAATACATTGAGGGGTGAGTATTTACTGAACTGACTCATTGATTATCCCCTTTATACCGAGACGACGCCTTTGATGTTGACTTTGTGGATTGCTCCAGCGAGTGTTGCTCCAAACTTCATGTCTGGAAGATTCCTGGCCGCTTTGTCTACCGAACTAATAGACGCAACAAGTGGAATTTCAAACGATGGTTCTGGGCTCAGCGCAAGAATCCCCATGTTGATGGCAGTTCTGACAGTTCCACGCATTTCTGTCTCAATGGTGGAAACTCCACTGTCAGTATACGGAACCTTATCTCCAGTGCTAAGCGCTTCGAAAACACCTTTCGCCATATCATCTTCAATCCAGTCAATACCGCGCTGGACATCAATGAAATCTCCATCTGCAGTAGTACCTTCGATTGTGATATTCTTACCAGCGACTGCTCGATAGAAGTTTCCATGCTTAGCAAGCAGATTTGTGACATGAGTGGAAGTGAGTGTGGTTGGGGTAATTCCACTTAGTGTCTTAAACTTCCATGTTCCTTGCCCAGGGTCTAGTGGGAGCATACGACCCATCCACGCTGCCGAGAAGAACTCAGCAGGCGAGTGATGATATGCAGCGGCAGTTCGAGCTCTTGTCGCAGTGGCGAGTACATCCATCGCATCAGTTGCACTTCCAGCTGTCGTTGTCGGTGCGCTGATGTCATTGTCGTCGAAGACATAGATCTTCGTAACTGTCTCGATGTGTGCAGCTGCCGCGAGTGTGTATGCTGACGAATTGTACAACGTGTGGAGACAGTACCAATCGTCTTGCTCAACGGAGATGGCGATGAGATCAGCAGCGACACCTGGATCAGCATGAGTCTGCTCCAATGAAGTCTGCAAATCAATTTTGACTGCCTCAATGCTGAACCAATTTCCAGGTGCATTTCCTGTGATGACAAGACTGGTACCTGGACCAGTATCAACCGCTGTGTAGTTCTTTCCAGTTACAGCATTGAACGCAGTCTCAAGGCCAGTGATGATCTCAGCAAGAGTTGCTGATGCATCGGACGTAAACGAAACAGTCGTTGTTTCAACACCTTCTCCACGAACGATATACTGATAAGCGGTGCTGTTCAGTACATCTGGGACGATGGTGTATTGCTGTGTCACTGCATTCGCAGCACGACCAATCGCCACTCGCGAAGGTTTTGGGTTCTGTGCGAACATCGCAGAAGCACTGAGATATTCTGGTGAATCAGTCGCAAAGCTATCAGACACCAAACCAGCTAGATCAGTATAGTACCGAACTCGCTCAGCGAACGATGCGTTATGACTGAGAATCAATGGAACGCCGAACCCAGCACGAGCAACTCCAAGGGAATCCTGGGTGATCGTAATTTGAACGGCATGAGTTTCTAGAGCTGTCATGTAAAACTCCTACGGAATAGGACCAACAATGGTATCGATACCCATGTCTGGATGCCCTGTCGCATTGCTTTTGATATTAACAGTATCGATGTACGTTTCAGTTTCAACAATATTAGACGGAACAGAGATCTGCATGTCGACAGTAGCTCTTGGCTCAAATACGACACTTCCAAGTACACCATCGATATTCAAAATCTGTTCCGACGATAAAATTCCAATTCCAGCAGCGTTCAATGCAGCTAGTCTCGTTTGAGTTCCAGCGCCACTAACCACTGCCTCCAAGACTGCTAACGGAGAACCAGATCCAGTTGCCGTCGTGCTACTGGCTTCTCCGGCATAGCACGTGAGTCTAAGCACTCCCCATCTTAGTCCTCCCGTTAGTATCTCTATTTCAGCGCCAGGTGCCGGAACAGCTGCATCGCTGACCTTCTGGGAATCCTGGCCAATCTTTCGAATAAAAGGAAAACTGATTTCAACCCACGACTGGTTGATATCCACTGGGCGAGCACCACCCTGACGCGAATGAACAACTTGTCCTGCACTGAATCCACTCGATGCGACGACCCAAGTATGTACCGCATCTTCGATAGTTGACCATGCGATCGTCATCTAATGGACCTCCTGGAAACCATTGCGATATAGTGAACATCACCAAATGATTGCCATCGCTCGCATTTGAATACTTCCCAGTCCTCACCATCAATCACTATAAGGTCTGGTCCACGTGTTGCAGAACCAACAAAGAGCTCTGTTCTAGTATAAACAACACGAACAGCTTCTTTATGCCGAGCTTCCGGCAATAGATCAAGTTCACGACCTGTAGCGGGTTGAATGCTAGCAATGATCGACGCAGTTCCAATTTGTGCGCCAGACACTCGCCTACCTGAT